TGGAATCTATTTTTCTATTTTTAGTTTTGAAAAAAATATATCGTAATTCCTTCTAAATCGTCTTATTTTGCGTGTTTTGGTCTGTTCCTTGTCATTATCCTAGAAATTATCTAAAATGCAATACAAGCCAATCTATGAGCTTACAGGGGTATTATATAGCAAGACGTACCTCATCAACAACCAAACAAAAAAACCACTCAATTAAGAGTGGCGTGTAAATGAAGAGTAATGACCTCACTTTCTATTTAATTAAATTTTGTTCGTTTATAGTTTCGATTGCTTTTTTAACTTGTTCAGGTTTACCAGTTATAACTAACTTTATTTCATCTTTACGTTCGGCGTGTTTCTTTCCTACTTTAATCAAGTACAAACTGTACAAGATGAATGATATAATATAAATAACGTATACTATTTTTACACCTCCTTCATTTCTTCTATTGTTTCTTCAACTGTTTTATGCAAATCGTAGTAAAACACTCCTGTGTAATGTTCATCTTGTAGTTTTGTCCAAGTTTTATAATTTGTTTCGTCCGTGATTTCATTAACCATTTCAGAGTGTTCATTCAAGTTTGTAACAAGAATTTCAAGAGCTTTTACAGAGGGTTTATCAAATCTTGCAGTAAACTCGTACGCTTTAGCAACTTCTTGAAGCATACTAAACAAGTCCATGTATTGAGCTTTAGCATAAGCAGGTACTTTACTTTCATCTTTTGGGAAATGTTCATCAACTGTTTCATCATGTAATTTCAAAGTGTTGTTGAGAAGTTCGATTTGGTTTTTAAGTTTCATTTTTTAGTTCCTCTTTCTTTTTTATATTATTAATTATAGAGCTTTTATTTAAGTTTGTCAAATTAAGATTGTGTTACACTTGCATTCCAGTTAATTTATTTAAATATTTCGTTTTGCGGTCGATGTGGTACTCTAGATTGTTACCCCAGCGTGTTTGTAGTGAAAGTTTTAAGCATTCAATGATGTAGCTTTTAAGCGTTCCGTTTGTGTTGACATCTTTCAAAGTATAAAAGTATTTTCCTTGTGTTCCCTCACTTGCGTTATACTCATTAAGTTCAAAGATTTCATTTTCGGCAAAGGCTTCGAGTTCTTCTTTTTTTAAGCTATTGAAGCCACTAGAGAAACGGATAAAATTCAATGTATTTTCATTAATCATAATAGTTACCTCTTAATTTTATGATGTTAGTGTTGTCTGTGATAGTGTTTGCGTATATATAATGCTCATCGCTCAAGAGTTGTACAGCCCTATATAAGCTATTTTCAGTTTCTTCGGTACAAATTACCATAAGTTCAATTTCAAGCGTCCTAAACGACTGATAAATGCTTGCATTGTTGCTTACTTGACTAACAATAGGGTGTATTTCTGCAAACATCACGCCCATTGGTTCTCTTTCGTAGTCCAAACTAACGGTAAAGCCTAACTCCTCAAGAAACTCTTTGATGTCTAGTTTTTTGTTTTGTAAGTTAATCATTTTACTCCCCTTTGTAAGTATCTAACAACCATTTAACACGATTAAAGAACCATTCTTCGCGTCCCTGTTCACTAAAATATTCAAAGTTTTGGACATTTTCTTTTTTAATAAAGTGGAACAATTTCGTTTCATCAAAACAAATTATTGAAGTACCATTGATAAATTCAAACATTTCAATTATTTTATCAACTAAATTGGCTTTTTGAGCAAACTTTTCAGCCTTACGAACCTTAGGGCTATTGGCTTCGGTATTACGAACTAAACGCAAGAAATAAGATTGTTCAGGTAGCATATTTAACTTTCCTAGCGTGTTAATAATAATCATGTCAGCGACTTCACGGTTAATCATTTCGTCTTTTCTTAGGTCTAGACCGTATTTTTTGTTTGTGTTACGTTGATAATTATTGATATGTTGTTTTACTTCCAACATGTCGTGAATAGTTTCCAAAGTGATAATTGGTGCATTTTTTAAAAAAGTGAGCTTTTCTTTACTGATTTTCATAGTTTGTATGTATTCCTTTCAATTAATTCCATTAAGTTAGTAAAATCAACTGCGAACAGAGGGGGAACAAGTTCTCTCACAAGTTCCTTTGCTTCCTCTACTCGTCCTTGTAGACTTAATTTGTCTACTTCATCTAATATCATTTCGTAGTCGTATCCCATTTCTGAACTCCTTTAAAATGGCAATTGTTCATCAGGAATATCAGCAGGAGCAACACCACCAAACAAGTCAACCGTATTGTTTTGTGGTTCGTTATTGTCACGGTTTAGGTTAAATTCTGGTGTAACTTTAGCAAATGAAGCGTTATAGTAAGTTTTATCCCCTTTTGTTTCGGCTTTAATTTGGTCAATAAACACAGTTACGATGTCGCCATAATTTACGCTATCAGGAAGCCAAATACCTCCGATATAATGCTCAAATGGATATGCTTTAAATGACAGAACTTTTTTAGTTCCTTTTGCAGTTTCAACTTGTTTTGTATTAATTTCGTTCACTTTCAAAGTTTCGATAATTTTCATTTTTTAGTTCCTCTTTCTTTATTTGATAGTTTAATTATAACGTTTTTATTTTCTTTTGTCAAGAATTAAGCATTCATGTTTACTTTTCCTTGTTTACATAGTTCGTTTGCACGGTCGCTTGACATTTCTTTGTTTGCTACCATTTTTTTCAAGTCACTCAAATTGTATTGATAACTTGTTTTAGGTACTGCTTTAGGACGTTGTGCATTGTTTTGTCCTTTGTTTGTGCTATCAGCGTCTTTGGTATCATCTAATTTCAACGCTTGACCATAAGCATATTTACTTGCGTATGATTGACTAGCCCCAGTCGCTTGTGCTTTATCCATGCCTTTCTTATTGATGTCAATGACTGCCCAACCGTCACCACTTGCGATGTCATTAGGGTTATCAGGGTCAAAAATATCAACATGAACATGTAACATCAGTTCGTTGTTCATTTCTAGCATTTCAGTCGTTGCTTTTTCCATTAGTCCATACTGTAATAATAGAGGTTTCAAAGCTGTTTGAATATCCTCATTATTTCTGAAATTGTACTTTCCGAAGCTATTGTATTGGCTTTTAGGTACTTCGATTTCATTGATTAGTTTTAGAACTTTGCTTTCCATTATTTCCTCCTTAACCGTATAACTAATTATACCGTGTTTGCTTTATTTTGTCAATTACTAAGCTATTAAACTTCTGTTTCAAATTCCTTACACCACTCACAGTCGCAATGTTCTGAATTGATATCATTCACTAGAGCGACATCATAATCTTCATCTAAAATAACACGGTCAATACTTAAAAGCGAATCAGGTGTTTCAAAATATACATCAACTGATTTGTTTTCTAGTTGTTCAAGTTTTTCGATTAATCCTCTTACTGTTAAAGCCATTATTTTATACCTCCGATGTATTCATGTATTTGTTTTAATTGTTCTTGGCTATCTTTTTGCGTGTATTTTCCTTTTCTACCTGTCTTTGTTTTCTTTTCGGTAGGTGGAAAGCCTTTAGCGTTAAAGTATTGTCTTACGTACTCAAAAAATGTTAGTGCATTAGTATAATTGTGTTCGCCTATCATCTTATGATATTCTAAGCTAGTTTCACGCCATTTATTGAAGTTGTTCCAATTCAGAATCATAATTTACCTCTTTCACAAACCAGCCGTTCAAAGGCTTGTCTTTATTTAACCATAAATCTAAATAAGTAACCGTGATGTTAAAGTGGTTCGCTAGTTGCTCCTTAGTATGAAACCACATGAATGTTTGTCTATTAAAGGCGACGAATTTCATCATTTTCTTTCATTTCCTTTCTTTTTTCTAGTTCTTCGAGTTCAGCTTTTCTACCTTTGAACTCCTCGAAGATTGATTTTTGAAGTGCTACCCAATTTTCAGCTTCCTCTTGTGTAAAGCCCATTAGAACAGCCATGTTAATATAATCGTTATATTTGCCCATGTCTTTCTCATAAGGTTCATTAGGCTTTTTCCCTGCCCTTACAGAGTACTTCAAAGCGTTTGTTAAAGCAAAACCTTGTCCAGTTGTGAAGTTATATTTCCAAAATTTCAAGTCCCATTCACTTCCCCAGATTAGAAACTCTTCTAATTGAATGCCGTATTTATTTGCGTAATATTCTTTTGCCATTATCTTTTAACCTCCAAAATTTTTGTATTGCTTTCATCAAATACAACTGCTAATACATTCTACTGCGGTTCTTAACTTGATGACTTAATTATATCGAAGTTTTTTAACTATGTCAATTACAATTATATTTCATTTCAATATAATCTTTGTAACATTCTTCTGAACAGAACAATTTTTTAGCGTCGCATTGTTTGCCACAAATTTTACATTCGCCACCCTCTGCGATAAAATGAACGTTCTGAACTCCCCATTCATCGCACCAAAATTCTAGCGTGTTGTTTGCCTGTTGTTCGTCCATTCCTAGGTTATCAACCATATATTTGAAACACATGGATAGCTTAGCTTCAAACTTGCTTAGATGTTCTTGCATGAAGTCATACACTTCTGTTACATCAGCTTTTGACTTTCTGAACTCTTCTAACTGTTCTAGGTCTGTCAATCGTGGGGGATATTCTCTCTTAGTTCCGTCATCATAATAATAAACTACTTTTTCGATTGCCATTATTTGATACCTCTCTCTTTGATTTTGTTTGCTACTACTTTGTAGTACATTCTTGTTTCATTGATAAATGTATCATCTACTTTACTTTCTTTTTGACGTTTCCCTTTTTCTTCTAGGCTATTTAATAACTTAACAAGCCCTTTTGCACTAAAGTTTTCAATGAAGCGTGTTACCTCTTCTTTTTTGTCTGCTTTAACACCTGTTAAACGCTCATAGAGAACGATTAAGACATCTAGCATAGAAATATCTTCCATTTGTTTATAATACATATAGACGTTATTTAGAAGCCCTAGAAGCATATCATTTTCAATATCTGTTACTGGTTCTTTTTGTTGAAGTCTTACAACTATTTTGTTAAGTGTTTCGAGTGCAATTTTCATTTGTTTAGTTCCTTTTCTAGTTTATTTAATTCTATCATATTTCTTTTGAAAAATCTACTACTTTGCTCAGCTTTTTTAATTTCGCCACAATCTAAATAGCGTTTAATTCTTTCAGCGTCACGAACCATAAACTCAAAACGATTTCTAGCCCAACGCTTTTTGTTTTCTCTTTCTAGTTTATCCATTGAGTAACCTCTCTTAACTTGATGACTTAATTATACAAAAGAAAAACCGCAATGTCAAAGACAAAACGGTTAATCGTTAATTATATTTACTTTTCCCTTTTGTTGCAATACTGTTAAAAGACTTTCTGCGTCGTTTTTGGTTTCCTCGTATTCTTCCCCCTCTTTTTGTTCCTCCTCTAATATCTCTTTTGGTTTGTTTCCTGTGGGGTCTATGATTTGGAATTGTTCCCCTACGTAACCTAAACAAACCTCTTTGTCATAAGCATAGTTACGAGCTTCAACAGTCAAAATTGAATACTTGCTATTCTTTCCCATTTTAGGGCTAAGACATAAACAGAACTCAAACCATGCCCCAATTGCTGAACTCCCTAAAGCGTGCGTGCTACGAACTCTAAAGCCCTTTTCCTCTAAAGATTGATTATTTGTATCTTTTCGAGCATGTGCAATCAAAAGGAACGTTACATCATTTAAAAGCAACTTCAATCGTGTTATGTTGTTCAGAACGTCATTCATACTTGACATGTCATTTAGAGTGTTGCGGTCTGTCAGCATGTCCTTTAAATTATCCAAAATAACAAACTTGATATTATTATCTTTGATGAATTTATAAAGTCCATTCATGTGGTTTGTGTTGTCTAGCTTAAAAACTCCCCCAGTAATGAAATGCAAATTATCAGGAACATCACTATAAGCCTTTAATCGTTGATGTAAAACAAAGTCAGTATCTTCGTTGTCAATTATAAGCACGTTCGCTTTTTTAGTTTTAAAATAGCCAAAGGGGACACCTTTAGCTACGCTTAAAGCCATTTGCAACGTGGTAGAACTTTTAAAAGACTTCTGTGGTGCAATGGTTAGACCTGCCTGTCCTCGTGGTATTAAGTGTTCTATCAGCCATTCATTACCACCTTTAAAGTCCTCTTTTTCTTGTAATTCCTTAGCAGTTATTACACGCTCAAACAAGTCTTGCATTTTAATCAACCCCTTTTACTTTATAGTCAATGAAAATGATATTTTTATCACGCAATGGTGTAAAATAAGTTTTAAATTCATAATCAGGATAGATGTTTTGTAATTTAACTAGCCAATACTTAGCACGTTGAACCATTTGTTCCCAGTCTTTTGCTTTTTTGATATCTTTGTTAATTGCTTTGATGTCGTCTTTTATTGTCATTTGAAAAACCTCCATATTGTAATAGCAAGAGCGATTATAAGTAAAAAGTCAACTATAAAAATAAATGATAAAATTATAGTGAGAAAAGTTTCCAAAACAATCAATCTTTGTACCCTCCTTTAATTAAGTCTACTAAACCTAAGATAAAGTTACCTAGGCAACATAAGAACCAAACAACAAAAAGAGAATGGTCCACGCTTGCAACAATTCCAAACATAGCTGACATTAACCAATAAACGATAAACATATTTAAATACCTCTTTCTTTTTATCTATGCTTTAATTATAGCCGAAGTTATATTACAATTCAAGCTATCAAATATTTCTTTTTAATTACTTTATTTTAGGTAATAGTTGCCCTTGCCTTTTTGGTTAAGCCCCTAGCCCCTAACGTGTCTTGTTATCCCAGCAACCTAAAGAACAAGTAAACAAATTTCATTCTTGTTATATAATAGGTCTGTCAGACTTCCAAGCGTCACGGAGTGTTTTAGTTCACGACACTCATGGAACTCACAAGATTTCATTTAATGCTAACCTCTAGCTTTTTTGTATGTTATTTCAATTTTCAATTAGTCGTCCTTTTTAGCAACCATAGACAACTCAAGGCAAATCTTGCAAAGACTTTCGATAATTACTAGCCTATTCGGTCTAGTGTTCTCTACTCCTAAACTGTCAACAAGTCATCAGCTAACAGTCGTTAAATTTTTATATATATTATTATAGCATACGATTTTTCAAAATCAAGCGAAAAAATTAGGGTCAAAAATAGAAGAATGGCTCAACCGTGGGAATAGTTAGGAATATATTATTTTTTGGTTACAAATTATTTAATCAAATTGTAAACTATCTAAATCTTTTGTTGGTATGATGAAACTAAAACTAAAAAAACAGTATGCTATAATAATACCATAATCAATGAGGGAGGTAAAAAGCATGGCAGAAAAAAACATCTATTTTGTTAATGATGAAGTAGAACTAAAACAAGTGTTAGAGTTTATTTCTAAAACTGACTACGGTGTCAACGTTGACAAAAGTCAAGAAGATGTTTACGCAGTCGTGACTTCTTATAGCCTACCCATTTAAGAGGGAAGAAATGAAGAAAATTTTAGCTATTGATTTTAGTACCGCTAGTAAGAAAGACGAGGGTACAGGGTACGCTTTTAGAAAAGACGGTCAATTGTTTGTCGGTTCTATTAAAGCATATAACTCAAAAAAGAACGCTTGGGAACGTACCTTTGACATTGTAAACGCAATTAAAGATATCATTGATGAGTTTGATTTAAAAGATTATCATCTAGCCATTGAAACACCTATCATGGGTAGAAACAGAAAGCACAGTATTACGCTTGCTAATTGTAACGGTTATTTTATCGGTGCTATTGACGGTCTAGTAAATGGCTATACTTTTATAGATAACTCTAAGTGGTGTAGCTATCATCTTATTTCAGGTAAACGAGAACAACGCAAAGAAGAAAGTCTTGAGCTTTTAAAAGCCACAGGCTTGGTTGATTCTGATTGCAAAGATGACAACATGGCTGACGCTTATAACATCTTGACATATTGTGAACACTTGGGTTAATTGTTCCCTTATAAAAAACAATAATCAAAAATGGAGGTGGTAATATCAAAATATCTCAAAACGGTTTGAACTTGATTAAAGAGTTCGAGGGTTGCCGATTGACTGCTTACAAACCAGTACCGTGGGAACAAATGTACACTATCGGTTGGGGACATTATGGAGTAACGGAAGGTACAACTTGGACACAATCGCAAGCTGATAGTCAGCTAGAAAATGATTTGAATAACAAGTATGCACCTATGGTTGACGCTTATGTAAAAGGCAAAGCAAATCAAAATGAGTTTGACGCTTTGGTTTCATTGGCTTATAATTGTGGTAATGTTTTCGTTGCTGACGGTTGGGCAGAGTTCAGTCATGCTTATTGTGCTTCAATGATTCCGAAGTATCGTAATGCAGGCGGTCAAGTCTTACAAGGTTTAGTACGACGCAGACAGGCAGAACTTGACTTATTTAATAAACCAGTTAATGGAAGTTCAAACCAAAATATTAAAACAGGAGGAATGATTAAAATGTACCTTATTAAAGGACTAGACAATAGCGGAAAAGAAAAACATTGGTATGTTTCGGACGGTGTAAGTGTTCGCCATATTCGTACAATTCGTATGTTGGAAAACTACCAAAACAAATGGGCTAAACTTAATTTGCCAGTTGATACAATGTTTATTGGAGAGATCGAAAAAGAGTTCGGACGCAAGATTGACATGGCTTCGGGAGAAGTAAAATAGGAGGAAGTAAATGAGCTTATTCAATCTCTCACGCAGAGCGGAAGATGTGAGCTTTTCAACTTTCACGGTACAAGACCCTACAACTGATTTGTTACTAGGTAAGTTGTTGGGTCTTGTTTCCTATTTTGATAATGTTGATTATTCAGAAGCGTCCAAACTTGAGGACTTATTCTTTTGGGCTTTACAAGGTCAAGAAGTATATCGTGTTTGGTATGGTGGTTTCAAGTATTATGCTCAAAGAGTGAATGCTGACCAGTTTAATATTTTAGTTAGAGAACCAAATCGCAGACAGGTCACTATTAGAACAAATGACTACGAAATGTTATTAAACCCTTTCTATGGTGCTAGTCCTCAACGGTTTGGAGTAATGTTTGGAATGGCTAGTAATGGAATTGGGCGACGTCTTGATTCTCAAGCTCAAATCAAAATCTATTGGAAAACTAAAGTTTCTAGCGGTTTGAAAGAAGTTTGGGACAGAATTAGAGAACGTCTGACACAACAACAACAACTTGCCAGAGAATTTAATGGTGTTTCGGTTATCGGTTCAGATGACGACATTAAACAGATTCAGCCAGATTATAGCGGTTCACTACAAAATGACGCAAACCTTGCAATTGAAATTGCTTTGAGTGAGTACGGAATGCCAAGAGAATTGTTATACGGACAAAGTAATGAAGTTACTATCATCGCTTTCGCAATTCAAAAAGTGTTGCCACTATTAAAACAACACGATAAGAACATAGTTTTCAATCAAGAGAATTTTGTGGCTTATATATCAACGACAGCAAAGGGAGGAAATATTGAAAGTAAAAGCAGTTCGAGGGATAGCGAACCCCTTGGGAACAATTGATTCACACGGTACGGTCATTGAATCTATTGCTAACGCAGGGGACGGAGTAGATATCCTGAACCGCCATAGAGAAAAGATTGGTTCAGGGTTCGTTCATCTCGAGGGGGACAATGTAATCTTGACAGGTTACGTTGACGAAGAACAATACACGGCTGAAAAGATTGAGGAAACAGGGCTTTCAGTTGGCTTTAATGCTAACGGTATGAAAGCACGTGAAATTGACGGAGTAGGCTATTACAAAGATGTTACAATTACGGAGGTGTCACTTACTCCGTTACCAAGTAATAAAGGTGCTAAAGTGACAAAAGTACGAGAAGAAGAAAAAGGAGAACAAGAACAAATGGGTGCAAACGAAACACAAGAAATCATGAAGCAAGCAATCGAAGCAGGTGTAAAAGTTCGAGAACTTGAAGCTAAAGTATCAGAACTTAACAAAGAGCGTGAAGAACTTAAAAAAGAACGTGAAGCGAAGATTCCTAGCGAAAAACCTCAAGACGTAGAGCGTAAATTTATGCGTGAACTTGGGGACAAAATGCTAGAAATGCCAGAACAAGGTTTCTTGCGTGAATTTTCTAATGGTGCAGATTTGAACGTTGTCAACTCTCTTGGGTCTATCACTTCAAAATATGCTCGTAAGTCAGGTATCTATGACGGTGCTATGAAAGCACGCTTCCAAGGTTTGACACTTGCAGAGGACGGTGTAGATGATACTTTCTTACAAGGTACTTTCAAAGCAGGTACAGACAAAAACAAAGCTCAAACAGCTACAAAACGTTCACTACGTCCACAAATGGCAGAAGCATACTTGCAAATGGACAAAGCAACTGTTCGAGGTGTAAATGATTCAGGTGCGTTGTCTGAATATGTAATGTCTGAAATGGTTAATCGTGTTATCCAAAAAGTGGAATACAATATGATTCTTGGTTCTGCTGACGGTTCTAATGGTTTCTATGGTTTGAAAACTGCCACAGACGGTTGGACAAAACAAATTGAATACACTGACTTGTTTGAGGGTATTACTGACGCAGTTGCAGAATGCTCAATTTCTGACTCAATCACAATTGTTATGAGTCCTCAAACTTTTGCAGAGTTGCGTAAAGCTAAAGGAACAGACGGACACTCACGATTCAACGAGTTGGCGACAAAAGCTCAAATTGCTCAATCGTTTGGGGCAGTTAAACTTGAAACTCGTGTCTGGATGCCTAAAGACGAAGTAGCGGTATACAATCACGACGAGTACGTACTTATCGGAGATTTGAACATGGAAAACTACAACGACTTTGACCTACGCTATAACGTTGAACAATGGCTTTCTGAAACTCTTGTAGGTGGTTCTATCCGTGGTAAAAACCGTTCAGCATACTTAAAAAAGTAACGATTGAGGAAGTTTCAAGAGGTAAAAAATAAGAAAGGAAGGAAATAATGGCTGAATTTAATATTACAGACCGTTATGCTCAACAAATTAAGAATGTGACTAATACAACTAATGTAGGAGGGTTAGGAGATTCTTTCCCTCTCTTGTCACGTATTCCTAAAGTTGGGGGAGGTTTATTGCAGTCGGTTGGTTTAAAAGGCTTTCCTGAAGCTAAAGAACAAGGGCAAACTGATAGCGTGTTAGACATAGACGAAACAAGTTATAAAATTCTAACGCCTCGTGGTTTTGGTTTTGGTATCAACTTAGCTGACGCAGGAAACTTGACTGCTGACGGTATTCAAAACGCTTTGCAAATTGTACGAGACGCTTTGTTTCAAACAATCGAAAGCCATTTAATATGGGGCGGAGTTCATAGTTCAATCGCTTCAAGTTCAATTGTTGGGGCTGTTAAACAGAAAGCAAGCGGTAATAAATTTTCACAGTCAGGCGACGATGTTCTTTTTGTAAAAGAAAATGATTTCACGCCAGTTGTGGACGGAGTAACAAAAGTAGAAACATTGAGTTTTAAACACTATAACAACAGTTCAGGCAACACTTTTGACAAGGTGCTTATCAACCCTTATAATGGAATTCTAGTGGGGGACTTAACACCGCAGTTTAAAATAACGAAAGATGTTCGTTATAACAAAGTACAAATTTATGGTACTGTTTGCGTTTGTGGTGGCTTCTTTAAAACTGGTAGTATTAAAACTTGGGAAACAGTAGTAGGAGGATAAAAATAAATGGCATATACATCAAAAAATGAACTAACACACGGTTTAGGGTATGGGGTTGTTTTCACAGACCCTAAGGGTACAACCACAGGTATCCCTATCGCAGGTTTGCGCGGAATTGAAACAGAGAACAACCAAGAAAACACAAACTTCTATGCAGGGTTTAACGCTCCTTATCGTACTATCGCAGGTTCTAAAACAACACAAATCACAGTTAAGTCTTATGACTTGCCTGACGCTTTTGCAACTCACGCGTTAGGTTTTGGAGCTGTTTCTGGTTTCTTGACTGACGACGTAGCTAATTACAAGCCTTATGGTTTCGCTTATGCTGAACGTTATCGCGACGACGACGGAACAGGATATAAAGCGACATTCTACCCAAGTGTTCAGGCTACAACACCAAGTGACACAGCGGAAGCGGACGAAGAAAGTCCAACAGGTAAAGAATACGAACACACAGCGACGGTTACAACTGGAGATTTTACATTAGGAGGCAAAAAACGCCTGTTCGTAAAATTCAAAGTGTCTGATAAAGACTTGGCAACTGGTACAAGTGGACCAGCCTTAGCCTTTAAAAAGTTGTTCAACGAACTCAAACCGCTCACAGCTACTGACATCAAGGCGTAATTTTTAAGAGTGGAGGGCTTGGAATTAATAGTTCCCACTCTTTTATTTTAATTTATAAGGAGATACACAAATGAAGAAAGAAGATTTTAAATTTGACTTTAAAGCATTAGAACGTATGGAAGATAACGGAATTTACTTTGGAGATTTGAACGAACGAGATTATCACAGTTTGGCATTGTTCTTTTGGGCTTGTTCGCCAAAGTATACACTAGATGAAATTCTAGGGGCTTTAATTGGTGGACTTTTACCTGTTACGGTTGCTGAACTTATGGAACAATTGGTAGACGAAACAAAAAAAGCGATAGCACTAGCAGAGAAGAAATAGGGGAAACCGCAAGAATAACAACACTTGCGATTGTTAGTGCTATGACGGCTTTTAGAGTTCCCTATGAAGTATATAGCCATAGACCTTTAGCGTGGACACTCAAATTAATTTCAGCGTTGACGCCTAAAGAGAAGAAGAAAACAACCGCAGAAGAATTAAACAAAGCGGAACATGTGGAGGTAAAATTATGGCAACCACCAAGCAAGTCACAGGACTAGAAAAGTTCACAGAGAAACAACTGAAAAAAGTTTGGTTAGAAATGGCTGACGCTTTCAACTCTAATCAGAACACAGTAAAACGCAGTTATAAAAGTTCATTAGGTGGCGACTTTTCAGGATATCGTGCAAAATTTGACACTAAGAAAATTACCAAACAAGTTACTAGGTCGTACGGTTCTCTTAAAAGTGGTAATATTGGTATTATAAACGGTTTTAGAGATAAAGAAGAAAGTTGGAGAATGCTAAACGTCTTACTTCATGACCGCCACTTACACCAAAGATACGGACAAACGCTAGTTAAAGCTACTCACGAAATGGACGACAAAACAAAAACTATTAAGCGTAAGTTAAGGAGTATAACAAACAATGGCTAAAGAAAAATATGTCATTCAGGCAGAACTTGACACTAAAGGGGTTCTAAGTAGTGCTAGGGAAGCACAAAGAGAAATTAATAATATCGGTCGCCTAGCTAAAGAAACGAACAAGAACGCTCAAATAACAGGTTCTGTGACTATGAAAGACAAAGGTATTAAAGAAACTCAAAGAGCTTTAAACCTTGCTAAACAGAACGTTGATAATTTAACAAAGGCACTTGCAAATGCTAAGATGTCAGGTGCTACACAAAAACAAGTACAGGCATTAGAAAGCCAGTTGATAAAGGCACAAACTCAAGCGACTAGACTAAGCACAGAACTTTCAAAGATTGATTCGAACAAGAAGTTCAGCTTTTCAGGTGCGTTTGATAGCGTCAAAAGTTACGGTTCTAACATGCTTTCAACTTTCTCAAAAATTGGGAACGTTATAGGCGGAGTTAATGCAGGAATTGGGCTAGTTACTGGTGCAGTTTCAAAGGCTACTGACTTGGTTGGTGGTTTTGCAAACAACTTAATGGACACGTATGATAAGCAAGTTCAGGCACAGAAAACACTTAGCACAACTCTTTCAGACGGTTCTAAAGGTTATGAACAATTTAACAGCCACATTGACAAAGGTAGTTCACTCCTAAAGTCACAAAAGAATGACTTGAATGAATTAGGGGCCACTATCTCTAGTTACATGAAAGTAAGCGGAGATGAAGCTTATAAGACTGTTAATGCCATTAATGCCGTAGGAGATAGCCTAGGTCTAGGAATGGACACACAAAAGCAATTTACTTATGGTTTAGCTCAAGCGTTGGGTTCTGGGACATTACATGCTCAAGATTTCAACCAAATGATGCAATCGGCACTTGGTGCACAGTTCCGTGATATGCTTATTCAGGCAGCGAACGAAATGCAAAACGTAGGAATGACAGCTGAACAATTGCCTGACGCTTTAAAAAAAGGTAAAGTAGAAGCAGACTTGTTAGCAAACACTTTCGGCGATAATTGGGCAAGTAAAATGGCAAAAGCTCAAACAGCGCTAAAAGGTATTGAGGTTTCTACTGGTGGCGTGAAACGTATGCTGAAAGACGGTCAATTGAGCGTACAAGATTTTACCAATGTGTTCGGAGAAGGTTTCACAAGTACGTTGCTTAATGCCATGAACGCAACAAGTAATGGTGCCGTTACCATGGAAAACTTCAAGCAAAAAATGGAAGACGGAGTTTTCAGCACAGAAGTAATGAACCGTGCCATTGAATTGTTCCAACAAAAAGGGGAGCAATTGGCGTCAAGCGGTCCTAGTACTTGGGGACAAATTAGAGAAATGATTTCTAACGGTTTCAATACATCGGCTTTGGACGGTTTCCGTAAAGGCTTAGGAGATACAGGCATTGACATGGGTAACCTAGGAAACAACGCCACAACAATGGCAAGCACTATCGGTAGTCAGTTAGGTCAAATGGCAGGTAAAGCAGTTGGTGCATTGACACAAATCATTGACAAGAACAAAGACGGTAAAGTTTCACAAGATGAAATGAAAGGTGCAGTAAATGACGCTAAACGAGCAGTTGAAAACTTTTTCAACAAAATCAATTACACTTCTATCGGTAGTTTCTTAGGTAAAGTTAGTTCAGCTATTAGTTCATTAAGAGATTTATATAATTGGGCTAATAACGCTTATAGTGCCGTACAAAGTGCTTTGAACCTTTCACGTAGCGTTGGGGGTAATACTGGTTTACTTGGTAAAGCATTAGGGTTCAGAAAGAACAGTACATGGGGCGATATCTTTAGTGATTTTCATTGGTTAAGAAGTAATATTGACCCTCTTGGAATTAAAGAACCTACCTCACTAGGTCAAAAAATTCTAGGTTCAAGAAACGGTCAACTGCCATTGGACTTGCAATTTTTCGCAGGTGGTAGAGAAGCAATCAGCAGAGCTGTCAATGCGGTCCAACCTTATGCACGAGCAACAAAAGGAACAACAGCAACACCAAGCATTGGAACACAAGACAACTCACAACAAGACATTAAAATCTATGTACAATCTAGTGCAGACGGTCGTAGAATTGCGAACGAAATTTATAACAAACTGGAAAGAAATGGGGTTAAATTGAATAAGCGTTGATTTATACTAAAAGCAAGTTATATAATGACCCTAGGTGGATAAAAAAGGCACGTGAAGAAAAGAACAGGGTAGGACATTGTGAGAAGTGTTGGAGTACAGAACACTTAATTTGTCATCACGTTATCCCACTACAATGGCAAAACGACATGTTAGAGGTTAACGACTTTTACAAAGAAGTGATAAATGTACCTACCGAAGTTCTTTGTCATAAATGCCACCAAGGAATGGAACGAAGCGGAGATTTGATTGACTATGCTAGAATTATAGCGGAGGGCTTAATATAAGGAGATATAAAAAATGAGTTTAATTCAAGACTGGATAGGACAAAGCAAGGATAATGGCGAAATGATTAAGCTACTAAAGAAAAAAGTGGCTAAAATCGAACACGAAATAGACTACAAAAAGGCAGAGAAAATTTTTAACTTCATTGAGGAGTTCATGACTTTGCCTAACAACGAACGTTTTAAAATCATACCATATCACAAGGCGGTACTTACATTGATGTATTGCACGCCTTATCAAATTGATGAATGTGTTGTTATTGTAGGACGTTCGAACGCCAAATCTATTCTTGATGTCATGATAGCCTTAATTGAACTCTTTTTGTTTCCTAAGCCTAATAGTGTTATAGCTTTAATGGCTACTAAAAAAGACCAAGCTGAAAAAATCTTGATGAAGCATTTTAGAGCTATGGGAAACTGTCAAGGCACTATCATCAATAAGTTTAAAAATCAATTCAAGCTGAATAAAGAGCAAATCATCGTAAAAGATAACTCAATTCTAAAAAGCAAAGGCACAGAGATTTCTATATATGCTAGTAACGAGGACACGCTAGACGGTGGACGTGAACAACTTGTTATCATAGATGAATTTGGTGCATTTAAAAAGAACCCTCTTATCACTATTAGACAGGGGCTAAGAAAAAACAAGGGTACGCTTTTTATTTCAACCACAAACAACGTTATTCGTGGCGGTGCTTATGATGATGAACTTGAAAGTTGGAAAGAATGGGTAAAAGATGACGATTTCAGTCATTGGGTATTCTATTATGCTTTGGACGATTACGAAGAAGTAAAAGACAGTTCTAAGTACATTAAGGCAAACCCAGCTTTAGGCTACACTTTAAGTCTTGAGGACATTCAAAAGGACTTTATAGGGGCAATTGGTAACCCTGTGAAAATGGCTAAAATTATCACTAAACGCTTTAACTTGTCAATGACTGACAGCACTACAATCTTTACAAAACAAATTGTAGATAAGTGCCTAGTACCGCCATTAGACTTTGAGGGTCGTTTGGTTGCTATTGGTTCAGACTTTTCAGTTCGTGGCGATGTTTGGGGTACTGTTATAGGTTACAGAGAAAACGGACACTATTATTTTAAAGCTATCCCTATCATGCCAGAGAGTGCAGAAGATAAATTTAAACACTTAGGAGAAACAATAACACACGAGGGCATAAATAACATGTCAGATGAAGCATGGGACGCTTTTATGAGTGCTATGAATGGTAGTGTTCCGATTGCGTTGAATTATGACCCTAACTATGCTAAGAATTTCATTGATAAATTTGAACAAACCTATGACATTGAATTTTATAACAAAGTAATGCAGAACAGCTTCAAGCTATCTAATACCCTAGAAGCCACACAGAAGCTCATGGAGGAGGGTAAAATACATTTTGATAGTAAATTACTAGCGGTGCATTTAATGAACGCAGAAACGAAAATAAACGATTTTGGGCTAATGCGTATTATCAAAAAGGGCTATACAGATAAGATTGATTTGGCTGACGCTTTAATTAACTTGATGTGGTGGTTCTTAGAAAGCGAAGAAAGTGAGGACTATTTTATTTAATGGCTATGACAGAAGAAGAAAACAAAAAAATGCTAGAAGCATTAAAGACCCTAGCTTTTGGAGGAAAAGAAACAAAGACAGTTATCCAATACAAAAACAACGCAAACGGACGAAAGACAGAAACAGGGCGAACAGTTACAGAAGTCAACAAACTGCCAGACCGTTCGGCATTGTTGAAATTAATGGAGATTGAGGGAGTTTATATTGACGCAAATGTGAAACTTAAACAACAAAAAGTGGACGAAGTAAGCACAGAAAAAGAACTAGTAGACTTAGTGGAGGGCTTAGCGATTGAATAAAGCATATACTTGGAACGAAAAAACAGGGCTAGACTTTTGCAAAGAGTTGCCACAATGGAACTTATTGACACGTTCTAACCTTAGATTTTTAAAGGGCGATACATCAGAAGTACCTGACAAGTTTGACCCTAGCCATTACTTCAAACTGAACGCTTTAAGTGAAGTAGATAGAACTAGTCAATTCCCTAGCGATTGGCATAGACCTTATAGTTTAGGTATTAGACTTTATAACCCTAAAAATGCTAGTGGCAAATGGGGGTGGACTTATTTAACAAATTGGAAAAAATTACCAGTAAAACCAAACCTCACACAAGGCAAAAAAATAGGCGTGTCAATTCGTTTAACTAACTTTGGTAGAAAACCACTAGACTTTAATTTAAAACTCTTATATGGTAATTCTGTGGCTTCTGTGGGTACTTATAAAGTTGAACCTTGGCAATACGTTTTTGTTAGTGAATTAGTTACTCTACAAAAAACAGAAACAGTTGAAAAGCTAGGTTTGAGCGTTGAGTTGAATAGCACAGGACAAGAGGAACAAATCGGTTTGTTTTTCCCTAAGATTGAAATGGACAAGGTAACACCATACGTTACAACGGAAGAGGAGTACAACTATTTTAAAAGCCAAGACATGGCAGATTCTCGTCCTGTTTATACAGGTTATTCTGAAACAGATAGTAACGACTTTAAAGATTACGTTTGGGGCGGACAGTTAAATGATGAAAATTATGAACTGTTTGGAGGGGATACAAAACAAAATGCGGTATGGTGCTATTGTCGTCCTCTTAATCAACGTGTATTGATTGGAATTGATTCAGATATGTATACAAACGCAAGTGGTAGAACAATTAATTTTCACGTTTTAAACGGTTCTAAGAGCGTGTTTGACATGACAGGTAACACTTTATATCCTGAACAGTTTCAAGATTTTAGACAAGCGTTTGACGGAGTGGGGAATGATTGGGCAACCATACAAGAACCTTTGTATGTAGTAGACCAAAACACGGCAATTGACCCAGTAGCAGGAGAAATGGCGAACGTAGTAATAGAGGGTTACCACTATAAACAAGCAAGTCAAGGTTATAGAGTTGATGAAATACCACGTTCAGCAATTTTAAATGTTGGTTATTCTTTAGGTTCTTATTACGTGAATGAAGATTCAGATAAAGAAGTTAATGTTATGCGTTCAAGGGTTGGTATAACACCACCGCAAGTGTTTGGCGAACCAAGTTATAGTAGTATGAATGACTGGATGACTACATACGGACTACCAAACGGACTAATCATGCGACCTTGGAGGGTTAGAATGGTGGACACAGAAACAAACTTGACAAAAATCAAGGGTATTTCAATCGGTTGGAATGTTTCTCTGTTCCAAAAATACCTAGCAACAGACCACATGAGTGAGGACTGGTTCAGAGGTTATGACAACAAACGAACTAAGGCAATACCAGACCGTGTTTTGTTCATTAATGACAAGGCGAAAAGAGCATGGCTTTATAAGTACAACCCTACAAAAAGAGCTTGGGAACGTTCGGTAGAATACACAATACCAGCAAGTCAAACAGCACTTTTGAAAGTTTGGACCATTGTACCAAAGGACGGTGCTATGAATGGGCATATAGTTTTCACAGACAAAACTAACGCTGAAATGCTTCAAAACGTTCGCCCTAACTGGTTAGATTATGACGAGTTCACTCCTAAAGTGCAGTACGACGAAGTTAAGTATAACCCTCAAATGTTCACGAACTTGTACAATACACGTTACCAATGGTGGGGAATTAAAGACGAAAACCCACAAAATCAGTCTTATGGTCCTTGTGTTCCGTATGAAATGGACTTTATGACAGGACTTTGCAAATTAGAAAGGATATACGAGTAAAATGTTTTCATGGTTAAACTTTGAAGAGTTGCTTATTCATAACCCTATTGAGCTTATTAACCCTAGCAAGGACACGATAAGTGTGGCTATGAATAAAAAGCAATATATTGAATTTTTCAGTAATAAATACACTTATAACGGTCTATATTATGACGAAGAAATGGACTTCTGTATGTTTTATTATGCAGACCCACTACAAAGCTACAAAGAGGGCGATGTTTACGCTCAAGGGTATATTGATGTAGAGATGAAAATATACCGTGTAAAATGGTTGTGTAACGTTTCTATTAGTCGTTTCAATTATAACTTTAACTTACTAGATGGTACAAAAGACTTTAGTGGGAGTTGGGAAAATTCTAGTAGTTGGGTAAATGACGGAACTTATAAAGGTTTAACAGTTAAGAAAAAAACCACTCCATGGAACGGAATAAATAAGACATTTATAGCACCTACGGACGGAGTTTATACCTTTTCAGCTTATGTTAAAAGTTCAGGAAATAACGCAAATGTTACGCGATTTGTCGGTCTAAATAGTGCAAATGCCAACATAGAACGAAAAGAACTAGGCGGTAACTTTGATTGGAAAAGAGATTCTTTCACAGTAACCTTAAAAAAGGGGGATACTATTTGGGCTAGATATGAATTAAGAACAGATTCAATTTTGTGGACATGTGGACATAAATGGGAGCATGGTTCGGTTGCCACTCAATACATGCCAACTGAAAGCGAAGCGACAAGCGTTGACTTTCCTAAGTGGAACGTTTCAAAAACTGAAATGGTAGTAAATGGCAAGGCTAAGACGATTACAACCGTTTTGAATGGTGCTTTGAGTAAATGCACGCAAGACAAAAATATCACAGGTTGGCAAAATCCACAACCTAATGCAAATTATAATTATAGACAACCGCAGTATTCTTTAGACATCGGTGCAGATGACTTTATTATCAGCGGTTTCGGTTTGAGAGGTTTGAAGAATGGATAGTTATTTAAACGGAAGAAAAGTAGATGTATTAAACCCTTTAGACTTAATCGGAGTAGGTCGCCATAAGTTAGAAATACAAGTAGACAAGAAAAACTACTGGAATATGTTCAAAGAGCAGATAATCATTCCAACGCCACCAAACAACGGTGTAAATAACTTGTTTAGAGGTGGGGAGATTTTGCCTAGTGAGGTGTATAACGATAACTGGTATAAAACTTGGGCTTTTTATGCTTTTGGAGGTCAAAGCACCGTAGAACGTAAAAACGACTTATACCCTCAAATGAATTATTTTAAGTTCGCAAATGCCACAGGAATAGCTGACATTTCTAGCAATCAGTTTGAAAAAGAAGTAGAACTAAAACCAAACACTAGATACACTTGGCAATTTAACGCTAGAAAAATAAAAGGCGATATGCTTACACTCTTCGGTGCTAGTGGTAGTGTCTTAGTTGATAGTACTAAAGATGTCACAATAGACGGAAAAACAGGTATAAAACTAAGTTCAGACTTATTTTATAATTGGAGTAATAAAGCAGTCACAGACGGTTGGGAATTGCATTATATTTCTTTTACTACTGCTTCAACGCTTCCAACATCTAAAACATTTCGCTTTAGAATGCAGGCTAATAGTGAATGGCATGTAAAGAATATCCAAATCACAGAGGGCGAAGGACCTAAACCATTCCAACTTTCAGAAGCAGATAGATACAAGTATAATCAGTATCAAATGGACAAAGGACACAGAGAAATCTATCCAAACTTTGGTTTTTATTATAGTGAAGAATTTGACTTCTGTTGTGCTTATAAAGTCAATATCCATTCAGGTTTTGAAACTGTTGATTTTAACCCTACTGAACAGAGTTATACAATTAGATGTGAGGTTGAAAACTTTGCTCAAATATTAAACCCAGTTAAAGAGTATTATATCAAAGTACCTAGCAGTTGTACTTTTGATAATAGCATACTAATGAACCCTACAACAGAAAGAGGAGGTAATTACTTACTAGAATGTAAAGCTAAAGGATTACACTTACAAGTGTTTGAACAACCTGACGGAGATTATAGCAGAAGTCAGAACAGAAAAGTGTACTCAAACATGTATGATAATTTAAGTAATAAATTATGGAACGTTTATGGTGGTTTTGTGTATACTGGAGAACTACAAACGTACAAAGTAGAAAACTAATAAAGGAGAAGAAAGATAATGATTGAAACATTGAGAGCGATTGGTTTAGTTGTATTTATGCAGGTGCTTAGCTTGGCACTAGAGTTCATTGATACTGGTACATTAAAACCAAGCGTTAGAAAAAGAATAGCAGTAGAGTTAATTGTCCTGTCTGTTTATGTATCAGGTATGACAGTCTTTAAAGGTATGATTAGTGATGAACTAATAACACTCATTGGAACTGTATACTTAACAGTAGTAGTTAGTCATCTGTATAAGTTCTTAACTA